TGGAAAAGCGCCTGTTGTCCATGGCGCCCGCCATCGCTACTGCAGTGGAGAACAAGGCATTCGGCCCAGTGGATGGCGTGCCGTACCAGCGTCTGCACCACCTGCTCAACACGCCGTTGGACATGGACCTGGAGCGCAGCATGGTCCAGGAGCGCGGCATCTTCCAGGTCTCGCTGTTCTATCCGCTGGACGCCGGCCGGGTGCCTGCGATGACCCGGGCGCAGGCCATCCGCGACCACTTCAAGCCCGTGCTGTACCTGACCGAAGGCACTGTGCGGGTGGAGATCAACGACACGCCCAAGATCGGCGGCGGGATGCCTGATGGCAACCGTTGGCATGTTCCCGTGTCAGTCCCCTGGATCGCGTTCATCGCGACCTAACCGGCGCAAGACCGGCCCCGCAAACCGCCCTTGAGGCGGTTTTTTCGTTTCTGAACCATGAAAGAGCATGTATGCAAGAAATCACTGAACTGGTATCGCTTAACGATGGGAAGCCGATGACTTCCAGTCGCAAGATGGCGCGGCGCTTCAACAAGCGTCACGACAACATCCTGCAGTTGTATCAATCGCGAATCGTGGGGCGCCACTCTCAAGATTTCATCGCCCTGAATTTTCAGGTGGTTGAATATCTCGACGCCAAGGGCGAGCCTCGGCCCGAAATCCTGATGACCAAGAACGGATTTATCGCCATGGCGACCAAGTTGCGCGGCGCCGAGGAATGGCAAGAGCGCTTCATTGCCGCTTTCGACAGCTTGACAGAACAGCTTGAGCGCATGGCCTTCACCTTGTGGAACCGACGCCTCGCGCTGGAAACCCGCGATGCGACATCGGCGGCCAAAGCTTCCATTGGGTCTCATCTGATGCTGGACCGGAAGAAAGATTTGCCTGGCATCAGGGCTGAGCGCGCATCCCTTGCCGCGGAGATGCAGCCGGGCCTTCCTCTCCACTGATTACCACACCGCTCTTTCGTGGTTGCCACCTCCGGGTGGCTTTTTTATTTCCCGCCCGTAAGGGCAATTCATGCCCGATGAGGGCGCAACCAACCGCTGAAAGGCGGTTTTTTTTCGTCCGAAAGAAAGGCACCACTATGGCCAGAACGCCGAATGGCACGGTTCACTCCGTCGCTACCGTCCTCGCAACCGCGAAGACCATCTCCGCAATCACCAACGCCGCCGAGGCATCGTGCTCCAGCACTGCTCACGGCTACAGCGTCGGCGACATCCTGCTGATCTACAGCGGTTGGGGCCGGCTGAACTTCCGCGCGGCTCGCGTGAAGAGCCAGACCACGGACGCCTTTGTGCTGGAGGGCATCGACACCAGCAACACAGAACTGTTCACCCCTGGCGGTGGCGTTGGCTCGGCGCGCAAAGTCTCCACCTGGGTGGACCTCGACCGCACCATGAACCACTCCAGCTCTGGCGGTGACGCCAAGACTGTGAACGTGAAGTTCATCGAATCGGACGTGGAAATCGTGCTGAACGATGGTTTCAACGCTGTTCAGCGCACGTTCGACATGGACGCCGACATGATCGGCACGCCTGCCTATACGGCTCTGAAAACGCTGTCTGACACCAACGCCGACACGGTGGTGCGCCGCCGCGCCAAGACCGGCGCCGTGTCGCTGATTCCAGCCAAGGTGTCATTCAATGAGGAAGAAACCCTCACCGAAGGCCAGGCCGTGACCGTCAAGGGCACGTTCAACGCCCAGAACATCAGCACCCGCTACGCGGCCTGATCCCATCCCCGCCCGCAAGGGCATCCCAGCACCGACGCATCCTGGTTCGTTCCTTTCGCAGGGACGGCCAGGGTGCGCACGGGCATCTACTTCCTGCGAAAGACCACTATGAGCAAGCAAGACAAGCAAAAGTCCATCCCCGCCGCCAGCATCAAGAGCCTGAGCGGCATTGCCCCCGAATTCGACATGCCCGTGAACGTGCCGCGCCTGGACGGCACGTCGGTGGAACTGCAGATGCGCGCGAAGGGCATGCGCAAGTCCGAATGGCTCGCGCTGCGTGACGCGCACCTGCAAGACCTCCGCGACAACGACAAGCCGCTGAAAGACGCGGAGTTCTCGTTCTCGCAGATGGTGGGCGACCGCATGAAGGAAGCTGCAGCGCTCGTGACCAAGGGCGTCTCCGGCTGGCAGTTGGAGGACGCTTTCACTGCTGACAACCTCCTGGCCCTGGAAGACGTTCTCCCCGGCGCGATCCAGGCGATTCTCGGCACCTACGATGCCGCAATGTTTCACGGCCGCCTGGGAAACTGAAGGACCTTGCCCGCGCGCTGTACGAGCCTCCGATCACGGAGTCGGAGGCCAAGTCCGAAGGCTTCGAGCTGGAGGACTACGAGACGTCCATTGTCGAGGTCTGGCCAGACAATGAAGCCGCCTTTGGGCTGTTCTCGCGCGTGGGCACGAAGTGGGTGTTGCCACCAATGGGATCCGTCCCCTACGGCCTTCGATGGGAGGCCATCTATCCGATGATGGACCGGCTAGGCCTGGAGAGCGAGGCATGGAACGATTTGCATGACGCGCTCGCGGTGATGGAGGCTGAGGCCATCGCCACCATGCATGAGTTTGCGCCGAAGAAGGAGAAATAGTAGCTTTCCATACGGCATTGCCGTATAATCGGGCCATGCAATTGCTCACGGTCATCGAGTCTCCGCTGTTCACAAAGTTTTGGCCGGATTACTGGTCAGACGACGAACATGGTGAATTCGTGGCCTACATCGCAGGCAACCCGGAGGCTGGAGACGTTGTCCCTGGCTCTGGTGGTTGCCGCAAGATCCGATGGGGCGCTGGAGGCAAGGGCAAGCGAGGCGGTGTGCGCGTTATTTACACCACCCGACTCGCAAGCGGCGTCGTAGTGGCGCTGGTGATCTATGGCAAGGGTGCCGTAGAAAACATCCCGGCGCACATACTGCGCCAAGTCGCTGAGGAGTTTGGCCGTGGCAATGAATGAGCGAGAGCTGGAGACGCGAGACGCGAAGCGGGACATTGGGGCTGAATTGCTCCAGTCCATTCGCGACGTGAAAGCGAGCAACGTTGGCAAGGTCAACGTGGTGAAGATCACCACGGCAGCCGAGGCTAGGCAGAGGCTAGGACTGTCCCAGTCGCAGTTTGCCGGGATGCTGGGCGTTTCCGCTCGGACTTTACAGGATTGGGAACAAGGACGCCGTGAACCATCTGGTGCGGCGAAAGCGCTGCTGCGTGTCGCCGCAATCCGGCCTGATGCCGTGCACGAGGCGCTGGCAAGTCATCGCTGATTGGTCGGGCAGGAGGTGAAGACCGAGAGCGCATGGCATAGGGCCGATCAGGTAGCATGCCCTATCCTGGAAGGAGGGTGTATGGAGATTTTCATTGGATGGCTCATCTGCGCAGTGGTGGTCGGCGTTATTGCCGGGAATCGGGGGCGTAGCGGCTTTGGCTGGTTTTTGATCGCAGCTTTGCTATCGCCGTTGATTGGGCTGATCTTGGTTTTGGTGTTCCCGAAGAGGGGGGTGGCTGCCGCAGCCACTGATGAGACGGGCCAGAAGATTACGGCAGAGACTCATGTTCGCTGCCCCGAATGCAGAGAACTTGTCCGGAAGGACGCCCGCAAATGCAAACACTGTGGTACCGCACTAATACCGCAGTGAGTTAGTTATTCTTCCGAAGGCCCGCCCCGTGCGGGCCTTTTCCATTTTGAGCCTCGTGTCGCAAGCCACGGGGCTTTTTCTTTGGGCGCACGCATGGCAAATGAAATCGAATCCATCGGCTTGTCGATGGACACCAGCGGTATCGATAAGGGCATCAAGGCCCTTGATGTTCTCGCTGGAAAAGGTGCGCCCGTAGAAAAGGCCATGGCTCAGGTAGAAGGCGCGGCGAAGAAGACCGCCAAGAGCATTGATGACTTGGCAAATTCCGCCCCGAAAGCTGTTGATTCGGTTGGCAGAACCGCCGCCAAAACGGCGGACGGACTGAGCAAGGTTGGCGGGGCTGCTGATAGCGCGGCTAAGTCCGTCAAGAACATCGGCGCCAATACCGCCCAACTGGACAGGCTCAGCTCGTCTTCCACTGCGAGCGCGATCAGCATCAAGAGCCTTGGGGCGGCTGCGGTGGCGTCTGAAAAGGGCGTGCAGCAGTTCGTGCGCTCTGTTTCTTCTGTGGCCCAGTCCATCGCGGCGGAAGCGGCGAGCATGAACGATGCTCGCGCGGCTGCCGCTGCCTATAGCGCGCAGCACATCGCGGCGGCAAAAGCTATGGTGGACCTCCAGCGGTCGCTATCAGCAACTACTGCGGCAATGGACGGCATGACTGCCAAGGCCAAAGAGATGGCGGCCATTGACATTGCCGGACGTAATGCCGCCGCAGGCGTGCGAGAGGTGAAGGGCGCAGCCGACGAGTCGAACGCTTCCATGCTGGCGCTTGCGCGCGCTGGGGTGTCTGCGTTCGTTGGTAGCGCGATCGTTCGCGGAGCGAAGGATGCAGCCATGGCTATGTATGAGGCAAGCGCCTCTGCCCAGCGGCTGCAGACCATGCTGGATTTTGCATCCGGTGGGAATGGAGCGCGCGAAATCGAGTACCTGCGCAAGGTGACGAATAGCCTTGGACTGCAGTTTTCCAGCACGGCCGCTGCTTACGGGCAATTCCAGGCTGCGGCGAAGGGTACTGCGCTAGAAGGCCAGAAGGCTGCAGCGGTCTTTGAGTCCGTTGCCAAGGCTTCGGCGGTGATGGGCCTTCGCGCCGATCAGACCAGCGGCGTGTTGCTGGCCCTGCAGCAGATGATCAGCAAGGGCACTGTGCAGGCCGAAGAGCTGCGGGGGCAACTGGGCGAGCGTCTGCCCGGCGCGTTCCAAATCGCAGCACGCGCTATGGGTGTCACGACGGCGGAACTGGGCAAGATGCTGGAGCAAGGCCAAGTCGTGGCCGAGGACTTCTTGCCCAAGTTTGGCAAGGCTCTGGAGGAGAACCTAGGCGGTGCAGCAGAAAAGGCGGCGGACCGCCTTGACGCTGCGGTGAACCGGTTCGACACAGCATGGGAACGCCTAAAGAAGAACTCTGGTGACTCCGGAGCAAGCCAGTTCTGGTCTGGGCAGCTTGCCATCCTCACCGACGCCATGGACGGCGTGTCCGTCTCTATGGAGCTCGCGCGTGCGCAGGGGAAGGGTTTCGCATCTCAGATGCTTGCGGGCGCTGGCGCGGCCCTCCAGTTCATCAACCCTGTTCAGGCCATTGGATACACGGCCATAGAGACCGGAAACCAGCTAAAGCAGGCTGAGAGGAGCTTAGATGATTTGCGTACCTCCGGGGCGAAGGGCAGTAGCAACCTCATGCTGCGCGAGGCGTACGCCCATGCTGAGCGTTTGGTAGAGAAGCTGCGCCAGGCCAAAAAGGAGCAAGACGCACTGCTTGGCGGCCCTCAGGTTTACACCGAGGGGATGGGCAACAGCCCGGTTGTCCAGCGGCAAAACCGGGAGCGCTCCGCATTTCAGTCGGAGATGGACAAGTACCTCTCCGACAACAGCCGCCAGACTCGCGCTCAAATGCGCGAGGAGGAAATCGGCAAGGCTCGCAAGCGCAATGCAGAGTTGATTGCCAAGGCGGAAGGCGACACCAACGCCGTGCTCCAGCTCCAGGCTGCCCTCAAGACCGAGATCTCCAACATCGAGGAGAAGTACAAGGACAAGGCCGCGCCGCGCGCCAGTGCAGAGGCCAACGCCTACAAATCCCTGACGGAATCCTTGCGCGAGAAGATCGCCGCC